TCGTTCAAATCTCTTTTGCGTCGCCTGCTCGCCCCACGATCCGCAGTCCACCAGTATGTGCCGGCCGGGCTGAATTGCGTTCTCTATCCAGTAACTCATGTCTTGCCCTCCGTAGGCGTCGAACCCTTCATCGGAGCGGACGCGCAAGCGCGCCGCTCAATTTGCGCGTTCGGCGCCGTGGTTTTCATGCCGACCATGCCCGCACCGGCCATTTTCTTCGCCATGTCTGGCGAGCACAGATCACCAAGCATCGTCTTCGGCGTCAGCAACTCCCAAACCCCCAGAGCGGCACCCAGGCCGATCAACGTCAGCGCCGCGCCTTGATCGCCAAGCCATCCGCCCAACTCAATGTAACTGTGCTCCTCGCCGTCCAGCGGATCTACGTCGCAGAACTCGCCCTTCTGGGCTGCCATTGCCGCCTTCAACGCGGTGGCTGTTGCTTCTGGACCTTTGCGCACGCCAAAAAAGATCACGTCGGCATCAGATTCTTCCGGCTTGCACTGGATTGCATTGGTTCTCAGGTAGTCAATCAGGGTCATGGTGTTCCTCGGTTTGTGGTTTCGTCATGGGTAAAGCCGAACACGGCCATCAACCCGGACGCCTCGCGGCGCCGGTTATGTCAGCGTTCGGCGACATCATTGAACTGTCGGCGGGGTGTAAATCTCAACCGCCTGATCGGACTCCATCCCGCGCAGTTGCGCTTCAATGAACCCTCGCGCGTATTCCGTTCCAAAGCTTCCCCACAGCGCACCCCAAAACGCGATCAGGTGCGCCTCCATTGCGATTTTGTCGCCGGTCGGAATCTGCTTGAGCAGTTGAATCCCATACTCCACGCCAGCATCCATCGCTGCCCTTTCTTTGTCGTCCATCATCATCCTTTCCGGCCGAACCCGGCCATCAACAGGGACCGCTTTCAGCGGCCCGTTATGTTTGCGTTATGCCCCAAAGGCCCGTAAGCCTCGCAAGCGCGTTCAAGTGATTTTTCCCACTCCGCTTCTTGGCCTACCGCTGGGACAACGCGCGGCATCCAATCGATCAAGTCGCGCAAGGCCGCGCGCAACTTCGCGTTCTCGTTCTCTAGCTCAATGACGCGCCGAAACGCTAGTGCCACGTTTTCTTGCAGCGTTGCATGGGTCACTTCGTGGCCCCCGTGTTGCATAACCCGGCGGGCGAGCGGACGGCTCTGCCGCCGCTCCCCTCTGCGTTCGGCGTCGTCATCACATCAGTCAGCAGCCCGGTTTTGTGTAGCCATTTCAGCACTCGCACCGGGTCAAAGCTGTATACCCGCGTGCCGTCAAAGTTCTCGCACATCAGTTCACCGCGCGGAAAACCGGGCGGCAACTTGCTTTTGGGTCGCCGCACAAGGCTCATCCGAGTGCCGGCCTGAATTGCCGCAACCGTGTCGCTTGCAAGCTCGCCATGTGTCATTGCTTACTCCGTAGGCGTCGAACCACAAATTCCACCGGACGGCGTGCGTGCGCGGATGGCCTCTTGGCACGCACGGTATTCAGGCGCCTCGCCATCATCAATGTCTTGAATGGCTTGCCAACAGGCTTCCCGCTCGGCCAGAACTGCCGCCGCGATTGCGGCATCGCGCTCGGCTTTCAATGCCTTCACATCGGGGCACCACATGCCCTCATCGGGCTGGCACACGCACTGCGCTCCGCTTACTACGCAAACACTCATGGCTTCTCCAATGCTGCGCGGATGCGCCTGATTTCATCGCCGGTCAGTAGCATTTCGCACTCGGCTTGCCTGCATGCTAGGTCAAGGAGTTTCCGGTACTCCGCGATGCGCTTCGACTGGTCTACCGGGGCGAGGTAGAGGGGTACTTGTTGTTGACTCAAGCGCGTGGGCGAAACGTCCATTGTCAATGCCCCACTCAACCCATTGCCGGGCAGGTAAGCGGGATGCACCCATCCAATCGGCTCCGGCGCTTCGAGGGCTTCCACCGCGCCCGGCAGATACTTCCTGCGCACGCCGTCGATTTCCACGTAGTACGGCTTGCTGCCGTCAACGATGGGGATAGGCGCCTCGCTGGCTGCGGCTTGCGTGCGAAGTTCGGCGGCAGTATCTTGTGCCTGCACGCACCGCGACTGCTCAAGCGCCTCGGCCTGCGCGAGGAGTTCGTTCTTGGTCATAACTTCTCCGCGTCGTCGTAGTAACCAGTGGCGTGCAGGTGTTTTTGTTGCGCATCTTCCATGTCATCACGCATACGCTCATTTGCCTGCAATGACTCAAGTGATACCGGCAGCGAAGCCATGCGTTTAGCCGCAATTTGCCGTTCGCTTTCAATGAATACGCCAGGCGCTTTTAGTTCGCAAAGCTGAACAAACCTGTTTACGCTAATGGCAAGCGACTTGGCTCTGCGAACCAACTCTGTGTGTTCATGGTCGGTCATTCGATCACCCGATAGGCGATGATGCCGCCACCGACCGGCCAGCCATTTCCACCGCCTTCTGACGTGAACGGGTTCTGTATGAAGTCGGTGGTATCCCACTTAACCTGAATCCGAGTCCCTGCTTTTACCGGACACTCCCCGCCATGCCACGGTATCCAGCCGTCAGGGTCCGCAGCAACAGGCTCGGTCTCGGTAATGGATTGCACCTTGACCACGCCACACTCGACCGTGTAGGTCATTTCAACAGTCTTGTCGCCATCGGTCGCAGCGCGGTCAACAACTACGCGCAACGGTCCTTCGATGGACTTCGGCAACGCTGGCCGCGTCACGTCAAGGATCGGCGGCGGGTCGCGCATCAGTAGCATTGGGTGGTTGATCATGCTGGATTCTCCGTGGTCGGTTTCGTTAACACGGTTTTGCGTGCCTTGAATACTTTGGCCAGTTTGCGCATGTCCGGATCAGATAATCCATTAGCCGCCTTCCCCCACTCGGAATCAAGCAAAGTCGTGTCTGCAATTTCATCAAGTTTCGCAGTCCAGTCGGCAAGGTGCTTTTCAAAATCAAATGTCACTTGGGCCACAACCTTGAGCGGATGCACGGTGTACGGCTTGCGACTGCCTTTCGTCGCAGTGAGTGCCATCGTCATCGGCGCGTCAATGTGCGACAGGTGACTGATGCGAATGCCGCCAACTTCCATACCGGCCCACTTCACAGACGGATCGCGGTATAGGGTCATGCTGCGCCCGGTGTAGACCTTCGCATCCGGCCCCCATGCAGCAACGAGAACGCGATTCATGCTCTTGCAGGACTTGTACGGCTTGCCGTTGTCGCCCTCGAAGTGGATTGATACGGGCTGCTCTTGCCCGCCGCGAATCGTGACTTCGGTGATCTTGATTGTCATTGGACCGGCAATTAGATCATCCGAATTGAGTTGGTCAGACTTCGGGACAATGCTTGGCGTCATATCAGTCATGAATGTACATCTCCTGTTCAATCCTGCGTTCTGTTTCGATCAATCGCGCTTCCGAGGACATTAGCGATTCATAGCGCGCGAGGGCTAGGGCCATGCGTTCCTCGAATCCTCTTGCCGCTGCGATGATGGCCGCTTGGATTGGCTCAGACGGATACACGCGAACCGTCGCCATCGGCAAGCCACCGCAATAAGAAATCAGGTCGCACCACTTGCGCTCGCTCACCAATAGCCCGGTTTGCACTTGGATCATGAAGTCAGGATCAATCGTTCCGCCCGGTACATAGTCAATCAAAGTGCGCAATTGGTGCTTTTGGGCGCGTGATTTGCACTCGATCAGGCCATCGTCGCCAACCAGCGCATCGGGCGAATAGCCGATGGTAAAGCCCCATTTGTCATTGGTCACAAAGCCGACTTCTGTAATCTGCGCGTAGTGCTCCCGATACAGTTCACGCGCGTCTATTTCATCCTGTTGCCCGCGCAGCATGCTGTCGCTGACATACGCCGGTTCAACATACCCGGTGATGCGTTGCGCCAGCAATTCGTACAGGTGCGCGCGTTCCTTGTCGTTCGATGCGGGCTTGAGTGTCGGCGTAACTATCAGGTGCATTTCGCTCGCAGTCAGCAATCCACAGCGCAACGCATGCCAAGGCTCGGAACCTTGAACTACATCATCGTGGTGGATTATTGGCATAGCGCCGTTCCCTTCCATCGTTCCGCAGCCGTTGAGCAGCCGAATTCTTAGCGCGCGTCCACACGAACCGTTGCGCAGCCATGATCCGCGCGTGCATGGATTCGATGACCGATTGCACGCGATCGTCGGCGGTGCGCAGGGCTTCGTCGGTGGTCACATCGGCCCCTTGGCTTTAGCGCCGGGACGTACCGACCAGCCGAGGATGCATTCGCTATCGACCTGGGCAGCGGTAAACGCTTCCCGCGCTCCTTCGATGCGTGCCTGCTGAACCGCTTGTTGTATCGTCTGATCAAACTGAGCCTTCGACATCACAACCTTGCGGCTCGGCTTATCTGCGACGTACCCGTAAGCAGTGCCAAGCACGATCAGGATCATCAGCGTGGTGATGAGGTTGCTGCGTAGTTGGTCGCTCATTTGGCACGCTCCGCAAGCATGGCATCGGCGTATTGGTAACGAAGCATTGCAATCAGTCGCACATAATCCTTGATGGTGTAATCCGCCTCTTTAATTCCCAAGTGCGCAGCAGCATCAGTTCGCGTTGTCGGGCAACTTTCCTCTATTTCATGCGCCGGAGCCGTCGCTGCAAAGTAGTCGCGCAGGGTCATGCCTTGGTATGTAATCGGCCCTTGGTTGCCTTCAATCGTGTGGGGAAATGCCCAATCATTGAATGGCGCGCTCATGCCGTCACCTTGTGCTCAATCGCCAGCATCGAATTGATCCGCTCATCCAAAGCAACACACTTCGCATGCGCCTCGGCACGGATGCGCGCCTGCTCCTTGCGCGTGAGTTCAATCGCGCCAGCCGACCAATCAGCATCAGGGCTGGGATGGTCAAATTCGACTGGCTTGGACTCGACATGCACCCAACCGTGATTCCGCATAGTGTCGGGGCCGCTATCGGTCACGTAGTACGACCAATCTTTCCTGTGCTCATTCCAAATGGCGTACAGGTGGATTTGCTTCGTGATCGTGTTCATGCTGATTCCCCCTTGGCTTTTGCGAGTGCAAGACGTGCAACTTCAAACATGCTGTCATCAAGCGTTCCATCGGCATCGGCGGCGATCAGCATTTCAAGCGCCGCCACCAGATCAGCGTGCGCGTTGACTGCGCGGACAATCAGGCTTGCGTCTGCTTGTTTGCGAGGCGCAGTGAGTGCTGTAGATGGCAATTCGGCAATCAATGATCCATCAGTGGAATAAATACCGATGCGCCACGTTTTCGGGCTTTTAGGCGTGGCAAGCCACGGCGTAGGTGTATGTCTCATATCCCCAATCCTTCCGCCTCAAGGCCCTTGACGGCCACATCCAAAATCTCCAGCACGCGGCTTTCGCGGCTATCCCTGTGGCCCAAGCTGCGCAACATCCGCACGCGCTCGGCAAGGCGCTCGGACATTTCCCACATCTCGCTGTAAGCCTCTTGCGCCTGTGCGAGCGCTTCCTGTTGGTCAATGACTTCGATGTTGCGGGCCACTGCGCTAACCTTGTCCAGTGTCGGCGTGCCGGGGAACATTCCACAGATTCGGTCAAGGTGCGCCGGGTTGATGTTGTTCAGGTTTGACATTTTGCTTTCTCCCGTTGTTCAAGTGCGTGAAACAAATAGTCGCATGACAGCGATAACCGTGTCAATCACTTTTTAGCGAAATTTTCGCTTGACTGCGATAAATATTTTATGGTCTACTTGGCGCATGGCAAAAAAACCGACACCCAACCAAAACCACTTGTCCGCTGACGAAGTGCGCGAGTTGATCCGTATGGAAATCGAGAATCGGAAGTGGACGCAGAAAGAATATGCGGCCAAATGCGGCATCAGCCAGGCATTCGCAAGCGATGTCTTGCGTGGATACCGACTGCCCGGTAAGGCAATGCTGTCAAGGCTCAAACTGCGGGAAGTCATTCTGTACGCGGCAAAGTGATCTCTTTTTTTGCACCGCAACAATCCACCGGCATAGCGGCTCGCCGCTCCAGTTTCACGCAAGCACGGTGCGCCGTCCGTGCGTTTTCCAACTCTGTACGGAGGGCAACATTGTGACCATCGCATTGCGCTATTACCACGGAGGCGTTCCGAATTTAAGGATAGGCAACATGATTTTGCCGCCCACGATTACGGGCGCAGCGTCATGCAGTGATTTTGGCGCCAATTCCGTGCATCGGCGGGACCGCGTGTATGTGTGCGACCGCAAAGAAGGCGCGATGCTGTTCGCGGCTGGACATCCAAGTGGCAATGGCTGCGTCTATGAGGTCGAGCCGCTTGGCGACCTAACGCAAGACCCTGACGTTACCGACATAGACGGCTTCAGCTATGAGTGTGAGCGAGCGCGGGTGCTTCGCGTTTTCAAACTCACGCCATCGTTGCGGCGCGCTGTGCTGGAGGTGCTTTTTTCGGATGAACTGACATGACACTACCTATGATTGCTGACCTGTTCGCCCTCGCAGTATTCGCTGTGTGCGTATGGGCGCTTTGGCTGGCGATGCCGCGCAAATGATCCATCTAATCTCAGACGACGAGCCTGCGGGGCGCCCACGCGGCAACCAGCACGCAAACAAGGTGACAGCCTCGGAGCGACTTGAGCAGATGGCCGATTACTACGCCATGAACCGCGAACGCATCGCAGCACAGCGTCGCAAAAAATACCAGGAGAGCAAACCCAATATGCTAGACACCATCGAACTCGAAGCTGCCCGCATTGCGCGAATCGTCAACGATGAGGGCGCGCGACTGGTGATCCTCATTCGCGGCAAGCCATCGTTGCATCGGCCAAATTCAGCGGCAGCGAAGGGGCACTATTTGCATTGCAAGCGCATCGTAGGGACATACGACTTCGGGGCTACGCGGGAACAGATAGCCGACGACCTGCGAGCGATGATGCGATGACCATCGGTGAACTGCGCGCCTTGTGCGTGATGGCGAGTTACGACATCGAACACGCGGATATACGGACAACGATGGACATTCTGCGTTACCTGACGCCGGATGAGCGCGAGCAAGCTGCGGACTGTTACCGGGCTGTCATCGGAGAGCGCACCCTTCCCGCACACATTGGCCCGAAACACGCTCAGGACGTGCTTACGAAGCCTCTGGCTGGCCGTGCGCAGGCGATACGGGCAGCGCAGGCTAGGGCAATACTCGAAGATAGGAGGAATGCCGAATGACACAACTCGATTTGCTCACCACACCATCCGCCAGGCGCACGGACCCGGAAACCTCGCACGCAGCAACGGAACTAACGGCAGGTAGCCGTTTTGGACGTTTGGTGCTAATCGCGCAAGAAAAACGGATTACTGATGGCAGGAAAGTATGGGCCTGCATTTGTGACTGCGGCGCAAGCACCAAACTTCGAGGGCAAGATTTGCGATCTGGAAATACAAGAAGCTATGGGTGTTTGTTGCGTGAAACGCGAAAGGTCGCAGGCAAAAAAAACGCCACCCATGGAATGACATATTCACCCACTTGGAATTCGTGGCAATCAATGATTGCGCGATGCAACAAACCAAGTCACAAGTCTTACGCGCATTACGGCGGACGCGGAATTACGTTTAGCGAGCGCTGGAAAGATTTTCAAAACTTTGTGGCGGATATGGGCGTACGTCCTGAAGGCAAAACATTGGATCGCAGAGACAACGCCGGTCACTACGAACCTGGGAATTGTCGATGGGCCACAATTCACGAACAACAACGCAATAGGAGCAGCAATCGACCGATTACCGCATTTGGTGACACAAAGTTGATTGTTGAATGGGCAGAAGATGTCCGCTGCGTAGTGAGCATATGCGCTTTTGAAAAGCGGCTTGCGGCTGGTTGGGATCACGAAAGCGCATTATCAATACCGCGTTACGGCAGATACCTGCCCGAACTTGAGCGCCAGGGCAGGGCCATGCCTACCGGGCGCACTGTTCGCAGCGATACCGGGCGGCAAGAGAGAGAGTGGCGGGCTGTGTGATGGCATACAAACCAAGGAAATGCTTGCAATACATGGATGATAACCCTGGCGTTCGCGCACAGTGCGAGGATCATCGTGAGCGAGGGGATCGGTGCTTTCATTGCCCTGAGCATCCTGATAGCCCGGAATTGGCGATTGCCGCCCTACAAAGCGAGTTAGCCGCCGAACGCATCAAGCGCGAGGCAGCAGAGCGGCTGCTGAGCGACTACAAATCGCTTATTGAGGCGCAGGTATCGACGCTTAATGAGTTTTTCCCCATTAAGTGTGTCAACGCACAGACGCTTGACAAATGACGCTGGATATGGAAAAGTGTAGACAGAAATATCTACAGTAGACATGTAATGCTTACAGTAATCTTGCGAGGCTTATTTCCATGAGCGTGACGTTCACGAAGTTGTTTTCCTCGATTACTGCGTCAACGATTTGGTGCGAGTCCTCGAATGTGCGGATCGTCTGGGTGACTATGCTTGCGATGGCCGACCGCAATGGCCGGGTCTTTGCAAGCGTTCCTGGGTTGGCGAGGTTGGCGAACGTGCCGACTGAGGAATGCCGCGTTGCGGTAGCCAAGTTCCTCGGGCCTGATCCTGATTCGCGCACACCTGACCATGAGGGCCGCAGGATTGAGCCGATTGATGGCGGTTGGCGGCTTTTGAACCATGAGAAGTATCGCGCCATCAGAGACGAAGAAGCCATCAAGAAAACCAAGCGCGATTCCATTAACGCCAAGCGCGCAAAGGATCGTGCGGCTGCTCAGACTGTAGACAATGTAGACACCTGTAGACCGCTGTCGAACACGGTAGACCGCAGTAGACACAATGCAGAGGCAGAAGCAGAGGCATATACAGAAGCAGAAGCAGAGGCAGATTCAAAAGCAACCAAAAAGCAAACCCTTCCCGCGCCGCAAAGCGACGCGACCGAAAAAAACGTCGCTACCTGGAAAGCCTACAAATCAGCCTATCTGCAACGCTACTGCGTCGAGCCGGTGCGCAATGCTTCTGTCAATTCCAAGATCAAACAGTTTGTCGCAAGGCTTGGTGATGATGCGCCGCATGTTGCGATGCACTACGTTCGATCTAACGCATCGTTCTACGTGCGCGATAAACACGGCGTTGGTTGCATGCTCAAGGATGCTGAAGGGTTGCGCACGGAATGGGCGACCGGACGCACGGTGACACATGCTGAAGCTCAGATGGCCGATGAAACGGCGGCGCGCGGGAATGTTTGGAGTCGAGTCGCTGAAAAATTGGACGCACAGGAAAGGGTAATCCATGAGCAAGTTGGTTGAAGCGTTGGCGGTAACGGCGGAATTGACCGGCACGCGGCTGTCTGATGCTGCGGCTGAAGTGATGGCGACCGATCTGGCCCGATTTCCCTTGCCGCAGGTTTTGGAAGCCCTAACCCGCTGCCGGCGCGAGCTGAAGGGGCGGCTGACGATCGCGGACGTGGTGGCGCGAATTGACGATGGCCGGCCAGGGATTGAGGAGGCTTGGGCGATGATTCCGAAAAGCGAGGGCGATTCTGTGGTTTGGACTTCGGAAATGGCGCTAGCGTTTGGTGTTGCAGCGCCGTTAATGGATTCGGATGCGGTGGCGGCCCGTATGGCGTTCAAGGAAGCCTACGGCAAGGCTATCAGCGAAGCCAGGAACGCGGGAACGCCGGTTAAGTGGATGCCTAGCCTCGGGCATGATGTTTGGGGGCGTGAGGGCGTTCTATTGCAGGCGGTTGAAAAAGGCCGGCTGAAAGCCGAGCATGCGGCGCGATTGTTGCCGTATTTGAAAGAGTCGCCGGGATTTGCAGCGATGCTGGAAAAGCAGAACCTGCGATTGGGCTTGCGCGGCGATGTGCCGGTAGCTGAGATTTCGGAGAGGGTGGCGTGACACCGTTTGAATTTGACATTTTGCTGTGGTATCGGGCGCATGCGAAGGATCATCCTGTGACGTATGAAAATCCGCCGATATGGCCCGAAACGCGCGATGCGTTCATCGGCTTGGAATTGCTTGAGCAAGTGCAGACAGGTGATGCACGCGAAGCAATCTACCGTCTGACCGAGCGGGGGCGCGTGTTTGTGGATGCCGCGCTTGCAACCAAGTTGCCGGTAAAACGGTGGGTGATGGTCGATGAGATTTCGGGGAGGGTGGCGGGATGACGATAGGAACGGGATTATTTGTACTTGGCGCGTGGCTTGTTTTGGTTGCAGCTTACGCGACGGACAAAGTTACTGAAATTGGGATTAAGCGTGCCAGGGTGGGGGCTTGGCTTGCTACTTTGATAGGCTTGGCGCTTACATTGTTGTCGCATCCGATTGTTTTGGGGGTGACGTGATGGACTGGAAGCAACGGGCTTTATACGCTCTCATGAGCGACATCAGCGAGGAATGCTATTGCGCCGGGTGGATGATGGGCAACGAGTACACGCTTTGGGACATGGTGGCCAATCCTGAAGCAAATCGACGCTACGGGCAAGACAACGTGACTGATAAGCAGATAACTGACTTGCGCGCGATATCGGCAGAGATCGGCGGCTGGATTCGCTGGCGCGACGATGACGAAGACCCGAACCTGCCGCACGAGGATTGGGGGCCGGTTTTCACGCCAATGGATGAATGGCTGCGGATGGTGGCGGCGCGATGAATGACCTATTCGGAGGAATACCGGATGGCCTGCGAGGCGCGCGAGTGGTTGCGCAGGACGAACGGCGACCCGGCGAAGATCAATGCGCTGCTGCTGCGGATCAAGGAGCGCAGGGGCCAAGTGGCAGCGGATCAGTTGCGCGAGAGCATGCGACAAGCGTATCAAGCTGCCCGCCGTACTGCGGCTACAGGATAAACGGCGTGGTCGAGTGGTGCTCAGTTGGGTGCAGGGAGTTTGGCGAGTGGGGGGTAAACATATGATTGGCGATGTAACAGGGCTAACCAGAACGATAGCGGCGCGCGATCGGAAAATCGCAAAGATGCGTGATGAAATAGAGTTTTTGCGTGCGGCAATTGCGGAAGCGCAAGCGATGCATGATGAGCGAGCTAACGAAGCGCGGGACGCGGTATTGGAACTGGCGCGCAATAAGCGGGCGGCGGAACTGGTTAAATTAATGCCGATGGGCGGTTGTGTGAAATGACCCTACCCGCTGACAAAGCCCGGTGCAACGGGCACCATTGGTTTTGGGAAATCATGCCCGAATGCCAGGATTGCGCGCGGCTGGAAAAAACAGGCGATCGTGTTTGGATGATGGAAACGCCGGATTTTGTTGACGGCAAGTGCCCAAAGAAAATAGAGGCGGACGCATGACCTACGCGCGCCGTGTCGATCGCAACCAGCAAGAAATCGTGGACGCATTCCGCGCGTGCGGCTGGTCCGTGCTAGACCTGTCCGGAGTCGGTCAAGGATGCCCTGATTTGCTGGTCAAGGATCGATCAGGAACGCTTAGGCTTGTGGAAGTCAAGGACGGCAAGAAAAGCCCTTCCAAGCGCGTTTTAACCGGCCCGCAGAAGGATTTTCATGCGGTATGGCCGGTTACGCGCGTGATGAGCGTTGACGATGTGCTGGAAATGGTGCGGGCCGTCAACGATTGAGCTATCAAGCAATCCTTGACAACTCGCTACAATCACACCGCCCCTGCCCGCCTATCCGGGTGGGGGAAGCCGTGCCCGGTGGTGCTTGCAGGTGCCATCGGGGGCGCATCCTTCGCATGGTCGGCTAGTGGACGAGGATAAAGAATGGGCCAAGTAGGATTTAAGCAAGCATTAGACAGGGCGAATAGCCATTTTCGCTACTGGAATTACAGACGCAATATCGGAAACCCTATTCCGCTGCGACTGGCGTTCTGCCAATGGTGGCGGCGGTTCGTATTTGAATGGTGTGGATTTGGCCATGGTGGTTAACCCGGTCATTTCCTGGTGAATGCTTTTTGCCAAGTTTCAAGCCACAAAATCGTTTGGTTGCGCTCCCGGATCGCATTGGCAATTTCATCTTTGATTTGATCAGGCCGCACATTGCCGGTGTAAAACGGTTTCCCGTCGCGCCAGCCAAGCATTGCATGACCAGCGTCAAAATCATAATAGGTCTCGCCTGTGCGAATGATGCGCAGCTTGCCCATTATTTCGGGATCTCGGCCATCGATGGCAAATAGGCGTCAATTTCCAGATAAAACGCCGTCGGCCCGAGTTTTGATAGTTCGTCGGTGCAAGCGTCAATCGTGGCATTGTTGCTAGATTGCAGTCTGCGATTGATCTCATTGGCTGTCAGAATCACGATTTTGTCGCGTACGCCTGGGCGCGGTGTGACAAAGTATGTTTTGCGGAATGTCATTTTTACTTCTCCTGTTTAGCTGGCACAAGCTGCCGCAAGGCTGCATTGATGCCAGCGTTAATCGTCGCGCCTAGGGTGAGTGCGCGAGAGACTTGTACGGGCGAGAGGAGCACGGTGTAGCGCTTTGCCGTGCCTTCTGGGCCTGGTGGGCGGCCGGCGCGTTTTTTGGGCTGGATCATGATTGCGCCCTTAACAATGTGATTTGCCGGTTTGCTTCGTTTGCGGAAATGCCATCTTGCACGCGGATCATGGTAAGCAGCGGGTAGCGTGTCGGCATTTCTTGAGTCTCGTACATGCTGCCATCGGTGGCCACGGCGAGAAACCAGCGTTGACCGTCATCAATGGAGTCAGCCCCAGTCCATTGATCGCCATTGCGGAAATATCCTTCATATTTCGCGGTCACGATTGCTCTCCGGTAGCGCGGGCGATTGCGGCGCGGGCCTGTTCGATCAGGTCAAGGAATGAGCCTTTGCAGCGGATCACGCCTTGCTTGTCGATGTAGTGCGTAACCTGCGCCCGGTCGTCGCCTTCATCGGTTGCCAACGTCAACGCCTGAGCGATCTTGAGCAAATCCGGCGCGCTTGCGATCAGGCGGGCGTCTTGTTCGGCATAGGTCACAGCGATGTTAGCGCCCGTGGATTCGGCGATTACAAGGCCTTGACCGTTGCTAGTGTTGGCTGTGTACCAATTGCCGGGTGTATGTGTGGTTTGCATGGTGATTCTCCTATGCGCCGCTGTAGGGGCGGCGCGGATTGGGTTAGCGGTTAGATTGCGAGGGCCAGCTCGAAAGCCTTAGACTTGATTGCATCGCCCTGGCCGAACCATGCCGAGGTCAAGCGCTTGTCCTGACTTGCGCCCCTGCTATGGTCGATATAGTGTGTAACGGCTTGGACAAGGCCATAAGCCGAACCGGGCGCGGCCCCTGGTGCATTGGTGTAACTTGCTTCCAGTTCGGCAAGACCGCGAATCGCGCGAGTGTCAGGCGTTACCAGCTTCGCCATGAAACCCTGAAAATCGCTAACCGGCTTCGTGGTCGGGCGCAGGAGTTGCGAGAAAAAGTCAGTTGCGGCCGAACGGCTCACCGGCTTGGATTGCAGGGACATCAGGTTTTCGCGGAATGCGTTCCACGTCGCATCGAATTCCGCCAAGCCAAGCGCGCGCTTTGTGGCGTTCGCGTCAAAGATGCTGCGATGCGAGGTTTTTGTCGCGCTTTTGTTGCCGGCAGACATGGCAATTGACATCGTGTTATTGCAGACCACGCGAATTGACGTGAAGCGCGCATCCGTGCTGCGCGTGCCATCAGCAGAGGTCGAGAGCAACACATAGCCTTCAGTGCGATCGGTGCCGGCGATATCGATCACATGGCCGGTTTTTGCCA